GGCACGGGATTTGAAACCTACTTCCTCCGGAGTGTGGTAGGCGACGATTTGAACCAGTTCCGCTTCCTGTTCATCTGTCAGCCGTGAAGGTCGTCCGCTTTGTTTTTTGGAGACTAAACCTTGGATTCCATTATGGCAGTAATTTTTCACATAGTGGCTGACAGTATGCTCGTCGCGGCCGATGGTGTGCCCGGCTTCTTTCCGGGTGCGGCCTTCGAGAACCAACTTGACTGCCAGGCAACGCTCGTACAACCGGCGGTTGTCTGTCGTAGTCATCGCTTTTTCCAATTCACGGATTTGGCGTTCTGTTTCCATGTTCCCCACTCCTCAAGTGTTTTCTTTAGTATACGCCTACAGGAGGAAAAACGAATGCAATTTAACTCAATTTATATAGGTAAATTTCACGATACAAGAGAATTACTTGAGAGTGGAGAATTGCGTGAACTGAACAGCCACGGGTCTGGGCCGGGCGCTCGAGGATATCGTTTAATGCTCAGTAAGTTCAAAAAATACAATGACGACCGAATGAAGCGTGAAATAAAAGATTTTACAATAGAGGAATTCGAAGATATTGTAAATCCATATTAGCCGGAAGAAGACCTCAAAATCGGGGTCTTTTTTTTATTGCATGAGTATGCAATATTTTGTCCGCAGATGTGATGGATTTATTTTATGGACTAGCTACAGTCGGAAGGATACATGAGGAAAGAGAGAAAATAATTCCTAGACAATTTGAAAGATAGTAACAGCAAAGGAGTTGATGTCAATCACGTATGAACTACGGTACTTTAGCCAAGCGCAAAGTATTCTATGCATCCAAACCCTGGCGAGAGACGAGAGCTTACATTCTTAAGCGTGACAACTATGAGTGCCAAGAGTGTAAGAGGCAAGGCAGAGTATTTGTTTCGGACATGAAGCCAGACAAGCAGAAGACGTTGGACGTTGACCATATCAAAAGCCTGGAAGAATATCCGGAACTTGCATTGGTCCATTCAAACTTGGAAACACTTTGCATCAGATGCCACAACAAGAAAGAAGGGCGCTTCTTCCAAAAGAAGCCAAATAAATGGGCTCACGATGAATGTTGGTGAAATTCACAGGAATATTTCTGACCAGTAACACCCCCCCGGTCGAAAAAAATCGGGGTTTTAGCAAATATGGAAAAACGGTGCATAGGGTCAACTTCGCGACTGCGCCATCGTGACGGGCCCCCCTCCCCCCTCGGCTTCAGCTACAAAATGAAAGGAGTTGATGTGATGGATACAATCGGAAATAGAATGCGCGCGCTGAGGTTAAACCAAGGAATGACTCAGAACGAAGTGGCAGGGAAGTCTGGCATTTCAGAAAATTATTATTCGCGGATCGAGACGGGAAAAAATTCTCCGTCTTTGGAAAAGTTGACAGCCATAGCGAAAACGTTAGGCGTCTCACTATTCCATCTGCTGAACGATCGTATCGAAGAAATGGAAAACCGTGTCGAAACAGAAGAAGCCCGTCTATGTAATATTTTCAAGAGTATTCCGGACCATCAATTCCAACTTGTAGAAGGTTTGATAAAACAGGCTGCCAGACTACGTGTCCTGCTCGACGATAATTGGAAAGATATTTTGGAAAATGGTGAATATGAAAAATTTAGCCAATCGGAAACGCAAACGCCCTATGACCGCAAGAGGCCGATAGTTGAGAACTACGACAATCGCGATAAGAGCTATCAGAACATTATTCGGCAATTGACAGAGCAGCTTCCAAAAGATGGCACTCCTAAAAAAAATCAACGCAGCAAACTATTAGGTCGATGATATGCTGTACTCGAAGTATGTTGATGCCTATTACGAAAGATGGAAATCGGGAAGATATGTATTATGCAACAAGAACCTGCAGCTCCTAGAATTTCTTGAAAGAGAGATCTTACCACGTGATGATATTTATTATTTTGATGATCAGAAGATAGAGGACTATATCGATTTTTCAGAGACTTGGTATTTCGAACTGGACGATTGGGAGAAGTTCATAGTTCCTTTCATTTTCTTGTTTCGGGTGGAAGATGATGAGGTTGTTTTTGATGAGTTTGTCATTGTTGTCGGACGAGGGGCTGGAAAGAATGGTTTTGTCTCAACGCTGTCTCATTACTTTATAAGCAGTCTACACGGTGTTGATAATTACGACATAACGCTAGTGGCTAACTCTGAAAAACAAGCAAAGCGTTCGTTCAGCGATGTGCGGTTAACAATCACAAAACGTGGCAATGAAGCTTTGAATGCCAATCCGCCTACAGAGTACAAAGAAGCCCATCCTGATGAGGAATACGGAGAGTTTGAAGGTTACAAATCACGGATCACATCACTGGAAACACAGTCAGAGATAATTTTTGTTGCAGCTAACTCTTCGACGCTTGATGGTGGCCGCGAGGGCTGCATCATCTATGACGAATTTCATGAGATGGAGGACAGTTCTATCCCCGATGTTCTCGGAGGCGGTATTGGTAAGACGCAATGGGGAAGACAATTTTATATTGGAACGAAAGGTTTCGTGCGGGGCGGTTACTTTGATGAAAAGTATGCCCGATGCGAAGCTATTTTAAATGGTGAAGAGGATTTCAATGGTATTTTCCCATTTATCAATGAGCTTGATGATCTCGATGAGATGGACGATCCAGCGATGTGGCCAAAAGCGAATCCATCGTTGCAGGAACCATTGACGAAACGAGCCAAGCGCTTGATTTGGACCATGAAAAAAGAATACACCGAATTGAATTATTCTCCTTCCAAGCGCCCTGCATTCGTCACAAAACGGATGAACTTTATTGAGGGCGATATGGAGCACTCAGTCGCTTCCAAAGATGAGTTAGATGCTACGCGTCGACCGTATTTTGAGTTTGATGGACTGACGCCATTATATTCGCTTGACTATGGTAGCGTACGAGATTTTGCAAGTTGCGGCGCTTTATTTAAACAAGATTTAGATTATGCCTTCTTGCAGCACAGCTTTGTTATTAAAAATTTTGTTGATGTTCATTATGGCTACTCGAACAGCGCAAATCAATCAGGCGGCGAAAAGAAAGCACCTATCAAAAAGTGGGAAGAAGATGGCCTGTTGACAGTCGTTGACGAACCATCGTTGAACCCGCAACACGTTGTGGAGTGGTTTGTGATGGCCCGAGAATTGTATGGTGGCAACAAAATAATTGCCGACAACTACAAGCTGGATATCTTGAGACCTCTATTAGAAGCAGAAGGGTTCGAAGTTGACCCAATCAGAAGACCGCAAGCCATTCATCCTTTGATAGCGTCCAGGATTGAAGACGCATTTGCAAATAATAAAATTATTTTCGCAGATGATGACATGATGCGTTGGTACACAAATAACGTTTATGTGAAAGAAACTACTGTCGGAAAAGTATTCCTGAAAAAAGAAGCAGTGAAACGAAAGACTGATGGATTTCAAGCGCTTGTTCATGGTATGTACCGGGCTAATGAACTGGATGAACAATCAGGATTTGTGCTAGGGGATATCGATTTCTAACACTTTAAGGAGGTGAGAAAATAATTTGGGCTTTTTGGATGCAATATTTAAAAGGAATTCCGAGCTGTCTTTCATGTTTGATACTGAATTTTTCATTTCCGCATCAACACGAATTCACATGAAGCATTTGGCTGTGGAAACCTGTGCTAATTTTTTAGCACGAACCATAAGCCAATCGGAGTTTCGGGTTAAAATGAATGGAACGTATGTTAAAGATGAACTATATTACAAATTGAATGTCCGACCAAATAAAAATCAAAGTGCAACTGAATTTTGGGAGCAAGTCATTATCAACCTGATTTATGAAAACGAAGTACTTATTATTCAGTCCGATGATGAAGATTTGATAATCGCAGATGGTTTTACTCATAATGAGTACGCTGTTTATGAAGATACTTTTTCAGACGTCACCGTTGGTGATTTTACGTTCAAACGCATATTCAAGCAATCGGAAGTACTGCATATGCGCTATGCGAATAAAGAACTGCAGCCTTTAATTAACGGAATCTACCAAGATTACGCGGATTTGTTTTCAAGTGTTCTAGGTTCCCAGAAGAGAAAAAACCAAACGAGGGCTACGGTTGATATAGACAACTCAGTTACCAAAGACGAAAAAAAATTAGCACAACTGCAAGTCTTTATCGACAAACTATATAAATCGATTCGCAAAAACACCGATGTGGCTATAGTCCCTCAGCAACCGGGCTTTACTTATAAGGAGCATGCAGCTGGATTGGGCAACCAAAGTGTGGATGAAATAAACAAAGTGACGAATGGTTTTTTAGACCAGATTGCGATGGCTATCGGGATTCCCGCGGGCCTTTTGCACGGAGACATAGCAGGAGTTAAGGAAATGACGAAGAATTACACAGTCTTCACTGTGAAACCAATGCTTAAGAAGATTCGCGATGAATGTAACAGTAAATTTTTTACGATGAAGGAATATCTTTCTGGGAGTTTGATTGATGTTAAAATCGCTTCGTATGAGAGTATCTTTGATCTGGCTGTTGCGATTGATAAACTGGTATCGTCGGGGACCTTTAACAGAAGGGAAATCAGAAGTGAAGCTGGTTTTGAAACACCAGAGGGAGAAGAATTCGATAAATTCTACATCACCAAAAATTACATGGAGGAGGGGAAGGAAGACAGTGAGCAGAAAACTTAATGCTTTAAAACAAAAAAATCCGATCCAGACTAGAATTTCAGTCGAATCGGAAAATGAAGAAAAAATTCAATTGCTGCTATATGGCGACATCGGTCAATACTATTCCTGGTCTGGGATTAGTTTGGACGGTGTCGTTTCTGCTTTGGCTGGAAAGTCGGCGGATACGATCGAAGTCTTCATCAATTCTTATGGAGGCGACATGTTCGAATCGATTGCGATCAAGAATTATCTGATCCGGAGGCCGGAGAAAATCATCACCTATGTCGATGGTATCGCTGCAAGTGGGGGTTCTTTGATCGCGATGGCAGGAGATGAAATCATTATGCCGAAAGATGCGCAGTTGATGATTCATAATCCGTGGACCATTGCGGCGGGTAACGCAGATGACTTTCGCAAGCTTGCGGATGAAATGGACAAGGCGAATACGTCTATCCAAGAAACATACCTCACTCACTTTACCGACACTCGTGAGAAACTAGGTGAATTGCTGGCAGCCGAATCCTGGATGACCGCAGAAGAAGCTTTGGCATATGGACTTGCAACTAGCGTAACCGAGGCAACTGAACCTACAGAACCACCGGACGATCCAGTTGAACCGCCAGCAGAACCAAAAACTAACAAAGTAAACCGTATTGCTGCATTACTAAACTTATAAAAATGGAGGAAAATTTAAATGACAATTAAATTCAACAAAACAGAATTATTCGCGGAAGCAAAAGCGAAATTATCCGCAGTATTATCAAATCCTGACAGCACTGAGGCGGAGCAGACATCTGCTTATCAAAATTACCTGGAAGTGATGCAAAATGAAATCGTGAAAGCTGTATCCAGCCAAGTAAATAACGAAATGTTGGATCGTAGCATTTTGCAACAACGTGGCCAAAATGTCTTAACATCAGAAGAAACTAAGTTCTTCGCGGCTGTAGCCAATAGCGGTGGTTTCTCGGACGACACAATTCTGCCGGTTACAACACAAGAACGCGTGTTTGAAGATTTGGTACAAGAACATCCTTTATTAGCGGAAATCGGGTTGGAGAATTTAGGAGCTGTAACGCGTTATATTGACTCAGACCCAACAAAAGCATATGCATGGGGAGACCTTTTTGGTGGAATCGCAGGACAAATTGCTAGTGCATTCTCTGAATCAACAGTTGGACAATTAAAACTTACAGCATTTGCTGCAATTCCTACTGACATTGAAGAACTTGGTCCAAAATGGATTGAACTTTATGTTCGTACAGTATTGTCAGAATCTTATTCATTTGGTTTAGAGTTTGGGTTCGTGAATGGTGGGGGGGCTGTTGCCAAACAACCTGTTGGTTTGACAAAGAATGTGGATCCTGAAACAGGTGCGGTAACGGCTAAAACCTCAAGCGGAACTTTGACATTTGAACCTTCGCAATATGGTGAAGTAGTAGCAGGGGAGTTGTATAACGTTGTTAAAGAATTGTCTGTTGATGCTGAAGGTAAATCGCTAAAAGTTAACAACAAAGTAGTTATGGTAGTAAATCCAATTGACGAAATCGCAGTACAAATGCGTAATACAATCCAAACCGCAAACGGACAATGGGTGACGGCTCTGCCATACAACATCAAAGTTATTCCATCGGAAGAAGTTGCAGTAGGAAAAGCATTATTCTTTGTCAAAGGTCGTTACAAAGCTAGATTGTCTGGTGGTGTGAAGGTTAAGAAGTTCGATCAAACATTAGCAATTGAAGATGCAACGTTGTACACATTGAAGCAATTCGCAAACGGTGAACCAAAAGATAACAAAGCTGCATTGCTGTACGATTTGGATATTAAATTTGCTCCAATGACTACAACAACCACAACAGGTGTCTGATAAGGAGCTGATTTAATTGGCTATTACAGATCGTTTCGTTAATGACTTCAAGGAGAGAATGCGCATCGGGGATTATGAGGATGATAACCTGAAACGCATCCTTGAAGCTTCCGAGCAAGATTTGCTTTCCAAATGCGGAGAGTTTGACATTGAATCGCATCACGGGTTCAGAGAATTGGTTTATGAGAGAGCGCGTTATGTTTATAACGATGCTCTCGAATTTTTTAACGCGAATTTCCAAAGTCAGATCAATGCTTTGGGAATGGAAAAAGCTCTGTCCATGATACTTGTCGATGATGATGGCAATGAAATTGGGGTGGTCCAAGAGTGATCTCTGCTACATACAAACCGCCACGCTTAAACAATGGCGATTTTCGGACGAAAGTCGAGTTTTACGAATATGTGCCAACCGATGGGCCGGAAGCTGGCGAAGAGGTCAAGAATACACTTTTCGTCGCATTCGCAAAAATCGATGAAGTTTGGATGCGCGACCTGGAGTTGGCGAAATACAACGGTACGGTATCCGATTTGACGATCAGCATTCGAGATCCGTTTAAAGTGTACGTTCCGACGAATAAGCATTTGTTAAAGATCTATGCTGCCGGGTACGAAACCACGGTGTACAAAATTAAAGAAGTGCAGCCAGCCTTGCAATCACGCGACATTGTCAAGATAATCGCGGAGGTTAAAAGTTGATGGGCGTAAATATTACCGGTTTGAAATCATTGCAAGCAGAACTCGAAAAGAGATTCGGCCAAGCGAAGATGCAAGAAATAAGTGACCAAGCTTTATTTGAAGGAGCGCAAGTTATCAAGAAAGAACTGGAGCAAAACTTTGAATCCTTCAGAGATACCGGTGCTTCCATTGATGAAATCACCATATCTGGTCCCAAAGATGGACCTAATGGCAGGCGCCGAGATATCCATTGGGTTGGTCCGAAAGACCGCTATCGCCTGATCCATATTAATGAGTGGGGAACCGTTAAAAACCCGAACCCCGCAGGGAAAGGGAAGGTAGCGGCATCGCTTGAAGGTGGAAAGAAAGCTTATCGAAAAGCTGTCAAGAAGGTATTGGAGAGTGAATTGTGATGGATGCATTAAATAAAATCTATGAAGCCTTATCAGCTGATTCCGTCATTTATGATGCGGTCGAGAATCGTATCAAATATTACGAATACCCCGATACTGGGGAAGTCGATAAAGCGTATATCATCATCGATCCCCTGCAGCCTCCAAATCCTGATGATTATGCCGATAATGACTGGATGACTGAAGAGCATTTGATACAGGTTGACGTCTGGTCCAAGTCCCGGGAAGAGAAAGATAAGCTCGGGGAACGGATCAGAATGGTAATGAAAAACATAGGGTTTTACCAAAGTGGCGGCGGAATCGATGAATATGACAAGGATGTCAAAATATATCGTGATGCACGCAGATACTTGGGGAAATTCTACAGAAATGACATTTGAAAAGGAGTGCAGATAAATGCCAGAAAAAAAATATTTGTCATCTACAGGGGTAGATGAATTTTACTACGGTGTACTTAATGCCGGGGAAACCGGAATTGTAGCGGCCGCACCTGAACGCGTAAAGTTTTTGCAGGATATCGAAGTAGCGATGTCATCCGAAATCACTAGGGCTTACGGGGATAATGTGGTAGCTGAGTTGGGTGTTTCCCAGGGAGGTGTAGCTGTAAGTGGTAATTTCCATGCGATCCCGCAATCAGATAAAAATACATTGTTGGGATTGGAAACAACTACAGGCGGTTTGTCCGCACACGGATCCAGTGACAACCCTCCATACGTTGCAGTTATTTTTGCCAAGACATATGAAGACGGATCAAAAGAATATGTGGGCTTGCCTAAAGGGAAGTTCCTGAAAACAAGCATCAAAGGGACATCTAAACAGGGCAATACCACTTTCAACCAAGATGCAATCAGCGCGGAATTCATGGATCGTGCTGTGACAGGCTTTACGAAACAAAAATCGGTTGTAGTAGGGGCAGATGATGCAGCAGCAACTGTTAAACGTGACGCCATTTTCCAAGCGATTTTCGGTGTGACATATCCGACTACAACAACCACCACTACAGGCCTTTAACGTGGTATAGGGTATGAGATATATCCTTTGTCAGCCAGCAATCAAACGATTTGAATGGGAATTGGAAGTCTGTATCACTCGTCTGAAAAAACTCGGAATCACTGACATTGTTCTGCTGTTCGCGCAGTGGGATAGTTACATTCCAAAAAAATTTGAGGAAACTTATGGCGTGGAAGTTCACGTTTACAGCGATGCTGATCGCGAAAGAACGTACATCCCCAGTGTCAAACCTTTCCTCTGGATGAAATACCTTGAAGAAGACAAAACGCGTGAACAAGGCTCTTATTTTTACATTGACAGTGATGTCCTATTCAGAGAGATACCGGAACTAACCCCGACTGAAGATACCTGGCATGCATCAGACTGCAGCGGTTATATTGGCTTGGATTACATCGATGGCAAGGGCGAGGGCTTGCTGGAGCGTATGTGTGAAGTTATCGGAATAGATACCGCTTTGATCAGGAAGCACCGGCCGGTCGGCGGGGCACAATGGATCATCAAGAATCCCTCCTTTGCCTACTGGAAAAAGGTTTATGAGGACTCAGTAAAGCTATACAAATTTCTATCAGATGTGGAATCCGAGTACATCGGAAGAAACGGCGCAGGCTATGTTCCAATCCAAAAATGGACCGCTGAAATGTGGGCTCAACTTTGGAACGTCTATCACTTCGGAAAAACTGCTGAGGTCGATAGACAATTGGATTTTTGTTGGCCAAACGATCCAATTTCCCGTTATCAGGGAACAAAGATATTCCACAATGCTGGCGTTGTAGATTCGAATCAAGGTTTATTCTTCAAAGGGAAATATGTTGAAAGCTCACCATTAAGTAAGGATTTGAGTTTCGTTGACAAAAACAAAGCGTCTTATGAGTATGTCAAAGCGATCCAGGAGGTGAATCAAGTGGCAAAGTATAGAGTAATCGAGTCCTTTGGTGATCTGCAGGACAACGGAAAACCTTACAAGGCAGGGGATGGCTATCCCAGACCTGCAAACAAGAAGGTTTCAAAAGAGCGAATTGAAGAGTTAAGCACAATCAAAAATGTAGCAGGAAGGCCTTTTATCGAAAAGGTTAGCGAAGAAAAGGGCGAGTAGCGTTACTCGTCCATTTTTTACGTGCAGGAGGAAAATAATGGCAAACTTAAAAAGAAACATGATTGAACTTGTTCTGGAAGTAAAAGAGGGCGAAATCGTAACAAAGAAATATGTAACTCCGGTATTTATTCCGTTGAGTGTGGTTTATGAAGCAATCGATTTAATGGCTGAATTGAACTCCAGAAAATCTGGACAGGCTGAAAAAGATATGATCGACAAAGTTTTGATATTCGTTGCTGAAAAAGTCTACAATAATCAATTCACCCGGGATGACCTGTTCAATTATCTGCATGGTCCAGGAGCAATCAACGAATTGTTTATGCAAGTCCTTTTTGTTGCTAGAGGGGAACAGACCGAAGAAGCAAAAAAGTATCTGGAGAGCTTGTAGACGAAGAAGATTTTACTCCGGAAAAACAAAAGGATAGCCTAGACAAGATGATTTTGGAACTGATCAAACAAGGGAAAGATATCAATACTGTCCTGGCTATGCCTTACAGCTTCCTGATTGACGTCCTTCGCGAAGAGCATAAACCAGAACGCAAACGGTCGCTCATCGCCGCATTCGGTGGTTAGCTGGCAGAAAGGAGGTAAGCGATGTCCGAAAGAATAGAAGGTCTTTCCATTGGATTGGACCTTGACAGCGTACAAGTTGAGAGCGGTCTAAAGGACTTGAATAAAAAACTAGCCCTGGTCAATAGTGAGATGAAAGCAAATCTTTCCGCTTTTGACAAAGGCGATGCATCACTTAAAAAATATCAAACGCAACTGGACGGATTAAATAAGAAGCTGGAGATCCAAAAGACGAAGGTCGACAGCGCCCGCCAATCCTATGAGAAGATGGCGAAAGCACACGGAGAAGGCTCAAAAGAAGCCGATGCCGCCGCTACTGCGTATAACAAGGAACTAGCCAGCCTGAACAATTTGGAGCGGTATATCGGCAGCGTAACGACTGAAATGAACAAATCACAGTCAGCCTTTACGAAATATGGCAATCAGTTGACTGGTATATCTGAAAAGGCCGGAAAACTTGGTGATGGCTTGACTAAGACAGTGACTCCAGCAGTCCTCGCTTTGGGTGCGGCCGCCGTACTAAGCGCTAATAATGTGGCGGATGCTACAGCTAAGATTCAGAATAACTTAGGCGGAACGGCTGAAGAGGCAGAGAAGGTGGCAGGCATTGCCAATGATGTATTTAAGGACGGATGGGGCGATTCCCTGGACTCCGTGACTACTTCATTACTCGAAGTAAAGGAGCAGCTCGGGAGCCTGCCGGATGAAGATCTGGCGGCTATTACGAAGGAAGCTATTGCTTTGGAACAATCGCTCGGAATGGATACGAGCGAAACCCTGCGCGGTGTGAACTCTCTCATGCAGACCTACGGCTTGACGGCCCAAGAGGCTTTTGATTACATGGTAGTCGGAGCTCAAAAAGGTCTGAACAAGACAGACGAGCTCGGCGATAACTTGGCGGAGTATGCGCCGCTATGGGAGCAGAATGGCTATTCAGCCCAGGAGATGTTTAACACGCTTCAGGCCGGGCTTGATGCCGGGGCTTATAACTTGGACAAAGTGAATGACCTAGTGAAAGAGTTCGGGATCCGCATCGGGGACGGCACGATCAAAACGGCCGTCGAAGAGATGGGCGGCAGCTGGAAAGAAATCTATGATACCTGGGAAGCTTCCGGCGAGTCGAATGATGAACTGTTCAGGAGAATGGCGCAGAATTTGGCAAGCATTCAGGATCCGCAAGAAAAAGCGATGGCTTTAACACAGATTTGGGGATCGCTTGGGGAAGATGCCGGGGCCAAGGTTGTGGAGGCTCTTGGAAACGTGACGGAAGAATACGGTAATGTGAATGGCGCCGCTCAGACGGTTGTCGATACGCTTGAGGCTACGCAGTCGCAGAAATTCCAGTCTATGTTCCGTGATATGACGGATACACTCGTGCCACTTGGAGATATCCTGCTTGAGATGGGTGAGGAGGCACTTCCAATTCTGGAAGATGCCGTTGATAACCTGACAGATGCTTGGAACGACTTGAGCCCGGATATGCAAGAGAATGTGGTGCAATGGATGTTGGTTGCGGGTGCCGCCGGACCGATTGTTAAGATTTTCGGAGGCGTTGCCGGAGGTTTGGGGGCAATGCTAAAATTGCTTCCTGGTGTTACGGCTGGCCTTGGAACAGCCGGAGTGACAGGAGCTTTGGGCGGTGTTTCTGGCGCGGCAACCACAGCCGGAGGAGCAGCGGCCTTGTTCGCAAATCCTTGGGTTCTTGGCATCGGGGCTATAACTTTGGCTGCCACTGGTGTAGGGACTTTCATCTATAAGGAAATGACGAAAGACGCAACGAATCATGAAGCATCTGTTGATGCAACGAAAGGTAAATACCAGGAATGGTTTGACGCGGTTACCGAAGGCGCGAACGGTATGGTCAGTTCCCAAGAGCAGATTCAAGGTGCAATCAAAGGGACTGCGTCAACTATAGCCGAAGAAACAGCAAGACTGAAAGAACAAAATACCCTTGTCACAAATGCAATAGATGATTTGTGGAACGGTGGATATGAGTGGAACGAGAAGTTCTTCACATCATTCTCCGAACCACTCGCACGAAATGTGGATGGTATCAAGGATAAACACCACTTTACAACTTTTCACGCCCCTAAGGGCATAAAAATACAAACAACCCCAAATTTTTTGTATGATTGATTTGGATAAAAACCAACAAAAAAAGGGGGTTGTTTGCTATGAATCAATTATATCAAAAAGGCATTACAATCAAAAGTTTAAAATCATATTTCGCTCCTTATTTTGCCGGGATGACCCGGCCAACAGCGAATAAGTTTTTCCTTTTTCTTTTGGCGATCATTTCGATACAAGGGATTCAATCCGTCCGTTTTTTATACACTTGGTTTTTGAAGAGGATAGATACCTCTAGCTGTTTGAACTCGTATTACTATCTCCTATCTGAAGGGAAAATATCCCGATCTCTATTGAATCAGATTACTGTCCGTATCGCGTTGTCTTGCATTCCGGAGGAATGCAG